CGGCTTCGGCGCGAGCCTGGGCCGACGATGCTGCATTGGTTGCGGAGCTGAGCTGATCGAGGCCCGTGTCCAGTTTGTTGGCGTCGACGCCGGCCGAGGCCAGCGCCGTACCGGTCCGCTCGACGCCGGCAACCAGGCGCTGCAGCTGAGCCTGGCTGGAGGCGATCTCGCGGTTGAGGGCACGGAACTGCTTCGGGTCGCCGAACGCCTGGCCATCTGCAGCCTGGCGCGAGACGGCGGTCATCTCCCGGATACGCTGCGACAGTGCGACGACTTCCGCGCGCTGCCCCTTGTAGGTCTCCACCAACTTCTGACGGCGGGCGAGTTCCTGCTGCGCCATTGCCAGGTACTGCCGGTCGGCGTCGATCTCCTCACGCGTCCGAGCGGTGAGCGCAGACGAGGTCTTCGCCTGCTCTCGCTGGGCCGCCGAGATCTTGTCGATGTCCGAGGCGATGTCGCCGAGCGTAGCCTTCGAGAGGTTCTGCGCTCGGATTCGGAGATCAACGTCAACCGTCTTGCTAGCCATCAATTTTCTCCAAGGCGTTCTGGAAGGCTTTGTAGGGTTTCTTACCCTTGTGCGATGCAACTGCTACAGCCATCAGCACAGTGTTCGACTTGATGTTCTGGTTGACACGACGCCGTGCGATCTCTTGCTCGTAGTGCACCTTCCAGAGCGGGTAGTCCCCCGCCTCGCAGTGCCCTTCCGATCGCAGGAAGGACACCGCCTCAAACATGTTGCTCAGCCATCGGCCAAAGACTGCGGACCGGCTGGCATCTGCGGTTGCTTCTTGGGCGCGCTGCTGAGCGCGTTTCCTGTCTTCAGCAGCGCCGCTACGTTTCCCACGAAGGATCGGAACGACGTGTCATCGACGAACGTGGCGCGCATCACGCACTTCACGCCTTCGATCTGCATCGGCAACGACCACTTGTAGCGAACGATCTTGTGAGCTTCCGGGTCTTCCTCGCCGGATGCGACGATGATGATCTCCGACAACAGCTCCGGCAGGTTGGTCGCGAATCGCTGCACCATAGCCGGGGCCTGCTGCAGGATGACATCGGCGATCTGCTCCTCGCTCTTGCCGGCGATCGCGAACTCACCTTCCTCGACCACCGCGAAGATCTCCGCGACCGCCTCGCTGACGTTGGCCATGATCTGGCCCAGGCCGTCGGCACCCAATGCGCCGACGGTTGCAATCTCTTCGCCGCCCCAGATCACAGTCTCCACGCGGCGGCGAACGTTCTTGTTGATACCCATTGCGACTTCTCCCGAGCCCAGCTCTTAGGTGGTGACGACGCCGTCCAGGGCCACGCCCGGACGACCATTGGAGTACACGACTTCGGTGGCGTCATCGCGCTTCAGTGCCTCGAACGCGAAGTTGATCGCCTGCCACTCGTCGCCCTTCAGCGAGAAGTCGCCATCCGGACGCAGCTGCACGTACGGGAAGTAGAAGTCGAAACGCAGGCCCTTCGGGTTGAAGGACTTGTACAGCAGCTCGCCTTCCAGCTGGCCTTCCGAGCCGGACACGATCTGGTTGTACTGGGTCGCGTCGACGTCGAAGGTCACATTGGCCACGTCGTCCGAATCGTTGGTCAGGATCAGACCGGACGACAGGAAGATGATGCCGCCGGTTTCCGCGTCCACGCGGTAGTCGACGTCCAAGACCAGGGGGGTGCTCGAACCACCGCCCGGCAGTGCGGCGATCGCCACGTTGCTGATGCCGCGCACGCCGCTCGGATTCGACGGGCTGACACCCATCTGGTAGCGACGGCCCTTACGCACGCCTGCGATCGACACGGTCTGTGCGGTTGCCGAGGCCTGCGCGACGATGCCGTGCGTGCCCAGGAACAGACGCGCCAGGTTGGCCGGGCTGATGTGGTCCGTGACGAAGCTGCCGGTGGAGTTCTTCTCCAGCAGCACCGAGTCATCCTTGGTGCGGATGCCGTGGTCCGAATCGTAGTGATCCAGGTTTTCGGTTTCGGTGGTCAGAGTGATCTCGGTCGTGTTGCCGATGTACTCCGTGCCCGCCGACTGACGGGTGTTCGGCAGAAACGCGCCGAACCACAACTCGCCACGGCCGAGGGTATAATTCTTATCGGGGAATGCCATTGCTGCGGTCTCCTCAGCTGAGGTTGAATGGATCGTTTGGATCTTCGGAGAAACCCACCGACACGCGCATGTAGAAAAACGCATCGCTAGATGCTTGCTCGGTCGGCGGTCGTACAACGCCTGGCTCCATCGCCAGGCCGGTAATCAGACCGCCCAGCAGAAAGACGTCTGCAGGCGGCTGATAGGCTTCGTCCGGTCGACCCTGGCGCACGATCTTGGCGAGCGCTTTACGCACGTCAGCCATGAGGTAGTGAGCCGGGTCAGTCGGATTGATCTTGTCGTCTTTCGACCACCCCTGGATGAGCAGGATGTAGTCCTCGTTGTAGGTCGGGTGCTCGTATCCACGGCGGCCTGCAGCAGACGGGTATCGGTCCGGATCGGGGTTGTCCATGATCGACAGCACCGGCAGCGGGGCGGTCGCGTCGATGAACATGCGGCCCCGGTACACGGCCTTCAGGTCGTGCTGGTAGCCGTTGCTCTTGCGGATCTCGTCCGTCAGGTAATCGCCGAGCGCCTGGAGCATTACGAGACGCTTGGGCTTAATCAGGTCTGCCACTACTTGATCCTCCGGGTGAGCTCACGAGCGAGCGTGTTGCCGATGCGTTTGCTGACTGCCGGCACGGTGCGGACCGACGAACTGCGGTAAGCCTGACCGACCGAGGGACCGTAAAGCAAGTAGAACCCGCTGCGGCCGGGCTTGGCCATGCTGTTCTTGCCCGGAATGCGCTGGCCAGGCTTCAGGCGGACAGCCAGGCCCACGTTGAAGTTCTCCCCGTCGAAGTTGACACCGCGACGCAAGCGCACGAAGAAGCTGCCCCTGATGCGTTGACCGCCGCCCTGCGCCGCGACCTTGACGGTCGGAGACAGACGCTGCTTACCGAGCCTCACAGCCGAGCGGGAGAACCTGGCCAGCGACGTCGGACGATCGCGACCAGTGACTACCGCTTCCAGGTTGCTATCGCTGGCGAAGCGTCGAACTGCAAGACGCGGCGCAGGGCCGCCCATGATGTAGCGCTGTGACAGGTTGAGTTCGGACGAGATGTCCTTCGCACCTTCGCGGACCGCGAAGCGAGCGCCGTCGTTGATCGCGACGCGGGTGGCCGGGTCGACGCTCTGGCCCATGCGCTTGACCAGGTCGTCGAGGCCCTTCAAACCAAAGACCTCGACTTCGGTGGTCACGGTGCTTCCTCCGGTTCGTACTCGGTCACGGTGCAGCGCAGGTAGCGCTCGCCTTTGAGCAGTTCGACGTTGTTGATCTGGAAGACGCGGCCCCGGCCGAAGTCCAAGATCCAGTTCCACGCCGGCACCCACTCTTCGGTGTCGACGATGATCTGGTTGTGCGACTCGATCATCAGGGCGAACCCTTCACGGTCGAGATCGCCGAACGGCTTACGGATGTCACGGTGCAACCTGAT